CCTCACCTTAACTTCGCCAGGTATTTTGGTGCCCCCGTCGGGCCCATTCATGGCGTCAATGCGGGGTGGCTCGATCATCATCAATATCAATAGTAGTAGCTATAGATATGCTGAATCGAATGCATCAGTGCATTCAGAGCGTGAATATTGGGGTTGGGTTGGTGTTGGTTGTTGTTGGCGGGAATCGGCCGGCGTATTGGTGCGCCTTGCATCTATAGGGCTTGCAGATATCTGTTATTCCTATAGAGTGAACAACAACTACAGCAAAACGCTGTAGCAATTGGAGACTAGAACGATGTTCGAATTTGTAATTACTTTCACATTAATAGGAGCTATCGCCGGCGCGGCGTGCGGCTTCCTCTCATATGAACCACGACGACGATCACGGCGCGGTATCCATTATCGGGATATAGCGGCGCGACGTAGTCAGACGGCGACGTGGTCCGGCCTATCCGCTATCGGTTCTCTTATCTTCTGCATGCTGATTTTGAGCGCGCTTATTAACAATGGGGTGTCACTATGAACCGTAAACAACTAGCGCCCATTATTGAGGCAGTAGCGGAACGATCTCACGACCGGGAATATATCGGCCGCGTGATCACTCAAGTAATTAAAGACACCCCGGACATTAAGCCGGGCTGGGCTTTGAATCTCACAAAGCTTTTAACGCTTTGCACTGATAAACCCGTGAAGGGCTCACCCTTTACTGTATTCGCCGAAGGTAACAGCAAGCTTCCTTTCCTCAGCTTCTCAGGCCTTCCCGGGGTTCAATTTTGTCCCGGCGCCGGCGATTGCGCGCAATGGTGTTACAGCTTTAGTTCGTGGCGCTATCCGGCCGCGTTTTGTCGTCAAGTACAAAATACGCTGCTACTGTCGACCGATGACGGCCGGCTTCACATTCTGAACGAATTGGACGCGCAACTACGCCGGGCGAAATATCGCGACATTGAGCGCGTTGATTTTCGTCTATATGTCGACGGCGATTTTCGCAACGTTTCGGATATCCATTTTTGGATGCAAGCGCTTCACAATCGCCCCAAATTGGCGGCGTATGGCTACTCTAAAAGCTTCCACCAATTATTGGGTTATGACGTCGCATGGCCTCACGAATGGCCTAGCAATTACGTTCTAAATGTTTCTAGCGGTCATAAACACTCGGCCGAGGTAGTCGCGGCCGTGGAAGCTTTACCGATTACCCGCGGCCATTTCGTCGCCGTGCCAATGGCTAAAACGGCGCGTCATAGTGACCATGGGGACCGGGATCATCAAAAGGCCTTGCGCGAGACATACGGCCGTAAAGCGTTTACATGTCCCGGCGAGTGCGGAGACTGTACGCCGTCCGGGCATGCATGTGGTTCCGATCGCTTCAAGGGCGTCGACATCATCATTGCGGCGCATTAAGTGCGCCTTACCATTACAGGAGTAATACCTTCATGATTTTTAGATATCACGGAAAAGACTATTACAGCGCGGCCGATTTGGTCCGCGCGATTCAATACAAAATCACCATGGGAGACCTAATCAAATGAGCGATTATCAATTCTTACTTTTTACCGATGGCGATACGTCGTCAATAAACATTGAAGGCGCGCGGTGCGACATTAGCGCCGCGATTGAAGCGACGGCCGAATATGCCGAGCGTATCGCGTCGCGTTTAGGTTATTCCGATTTCAAGCAAGCCGAGGACCGCGACGCCGGATATAGCCAATTGGTGCAAGTAGATTACATAAACGAAATTGCCGCTTTATGCCATGACGATCCGAAACCCCATATTTTCACGATGTCGCGCTTTACCGGGCCCGTTGAAATTTGGGTCAAGGCCTAAAAACCCCATGACGAAACGCACAACCCGGTACGCCGGGTTTTTGTGTCTATGGCGATTGGTACGCCATACAGTGCGCGCCTGTAGCGCGCCCGAAGAGTAACCACGGGGTAAACCATGGAAAAAGCTTTGTCTTTTAATTCGCACCTACATATCGCCGAAACGGCGATTGGTGTTACTGAATGTCTCGGGAATGCTTTTGACATTCTCGAAACCGAGCACGCGCCAAAATGGGTGCGCGACGTTGCATCAAATGAAGGCTCCACGGGTTGGCGTGAATTCGTCATTGTGGAGCTCGCGCCGTTCATCAATGACGCGCATCGCTTCACGGCTTTATTAAACGGGCCTACCAATGGGCCGGAAATAGACTGTTTTTACACTGAATATATCCCGGCGTTTTTTAGGGCCACGCGCGATTGGTCACATTTCCGCGCTCAAAGTGCGCGTGATGTTGGCATCGCGATTGGTCGCCAATTTGAACTAAATCAGCCTATACCGTTCGATTAATTGCGAAATGTGACAAATTCACCAAAATTAATTTTAGGCCATTTTTAGCGCGTTTTTTCGCGCCCGGAGTCCTATGCATTGAGACCGAATCGCTAAAAATCCGGCTTTGATCGTCGACGGCGTCGCGCGTGATCGTTCAGCGATTCGCGCCGGCGCGCCGCGTCGCGACGTCGCGCGCCCGTGCCGAAATCGGCCGGAAATCGCGAAAATCCGCTCGCCTACCGAAATCCGTCTACATCGGAAACCATCTACACTAGGAAAACCATCTACACTGGAAAACCATCTACACCAGGTTTTTTCGCTTCAACTTTTTTCTCAAGTTCAGCAAAAAGTCCTCGACGACGATCGCGCTCTTCCAGAGTTTTGAGGTTATGGCAGCGGTGGCAAAGCGACTGAAGGTTTCTACTATCCAGTCTGAGGCTATCATCATCTTTGCGTTCAATGATGTGATCGACCACATCAGCAGCTTTAGTAATCCCTCTAGCAAAACAAAACTCACAGAGAGGATTAGCACTAATATAAGCACGCCGTAAGTGACGCCAATCGCGACTGCTGTACCAGCGATCTCTTTTAAGGTCTTCATCTGACATTCTCCCACGACGCTCGGTCGTATTCCTCCTTAACGCACGAGTCTCACGCACGTGCCTCGCGCACAGCCCTCGGGCGCGCCTATCACTCACGAGCTCTGTACAACCAGGTGAGCGACAGGGGCGGGGGGCATCATGTGGCACCTAAGACCTCCATCAACTTATTGACGTAGAACTGCAGCTTGCCGGCATCGCGTACCGGGCGTTCATGCTTTTTCATCATGCGCCACTGGTACTTGATCGCGTTGCCGCGCAGGTAGCCTATGAACTCTTCGTCTGAAAGCTGGGCCTCGATGACATCAATGCACTCAAGGCCGCTTTTCGATTGATAATGTTGTGGTTTGTTGATCTGCTTACGCAGTTCGTCCCATTCGCTGGGTGTAACGTTGTCTATAGACATGTCTCCTCCTATGGAGACCCGCAGTGCGTTTTAGTGACTCGCAGACATACACGGGTCGAACAACGCGTTACGACGTTGTTCATACCGTCGACGTTTCAGTCAATTGGCTCTACGGGGTAGTAAGTGGGTACTGTGGGATGCCAGAGTCTTACGAGCGCCTCATCGGGGTCGTAGTCTTCTGAACGTAGGATTCGCGCTAGTCGCGCTTGTCTGACAGCTTCGTCTTCTGCCTCAAACTCACTGTCGTAAGCGTTGCGGTACAGGTCTAGAACGATCTGCCAATTACGGCGTAGGTAAAACTCAGGGTGCGTGTCGTCCGGGGCGAGCAGCGCTTTGGCTGCTTTGACCTTACCGACTCTAGGACAGCCGCCGTAGCCGTCTGTGCTGTCACCTGTGAGCGTTTGCGTCAGCCAATTGTAGTTAGCCTGGTTGACGCTTACTTCGACGATTTCACCGTGGCGTGGGTTATAGATTCGCCCCGGGATCGTAAGCATGTCCTTGTCAGACGAAACGATGATCGTGTCGTCCGGGTTGTCGGTATGCAAAATGCCTAAGACGTCGTCACCTTCCATGCCTCCTATGCTGAAAGCTTCGAGCTGCTTACGAGCTCGCTCAATGAGCGGCCAGTACAGTTCGGGCTTAGGCTTAGGGTTACGGTTGGCTTTGTAGTCAGGAAAGACCGACTTGCGAAAGTTGCTGCGGTCGTCCGGTGACAAGACCATCATAAACGCTTCACAACCACAGCCTAGGAGGATCTCCTCGACTGCGGTCATTGCCTGGTAGTAGGCGTCGTCAAGCGTGATGTCTTTGCGTGGTGTTCCGTCGAACGGGTCTTTACCCTCGGCCATTGAGGCCGCTTGATAAAAGACGATGTCCGCGTCAATAAGCGCAATCACTCTCAGGCCCTCCATAGTCCATCGCCTGACGTAGCTGTGCTTTCATCTCTTCGTCAGCGTCGGACCAGCCGGCGTCCCAAAAGTTGAAGAACACGGCGTTGGCATAGCGACCGTAAGGGTTGGCGTCACGTGGTTGTTTAAGGAAACGAGCTTCGCGGCCGGCCCTATAAAAGGCAGCCTCTTTCACTGTCATAGTCATTGTTATCTCCTAGTGGGTGTCGGCCCAGGATTTGCCGATTTGGTAGTCCCCGGCGAAGGGGACGGGAAAGCCCAGCCGTTTACCGGCTAGGTTTATAGACATGGCGAACAGCCCCCCAACCAACTCAGCGACCTCTGGTCGTGAACTGATCTGCTGTTCGTCATGAACGTTGGCGAGTAACGCGAAGTCCTCGCCGTGTTTAAGACCCTCTGCGGGTGTGAGCTCATGGATAAAAAGGGCCAAGGCTTGCTTCATCAGAACACTACCGCTGCCCTGTAGTAGCGTGTTCAATGCCGTTCGGCTTGCACTAGCAGCCCTACGGCCATCGGGGAGGGTTAGATAACCGTTCTCCTCTGCTTGGTGCTGAACGCTTCTGATGAGCTCGCCTAGGCCAAGTACGCCAGACTCTATGTCACGTCTGGCACCCCGACCTAGGGCAACATACTGAGATCGGGGAGGAGCCACTTGTCCTGCCGCAGCTAAGTCGTCTGCGACAATGGAGCCGATTTTGCCGTCACCCGCACCATATATAAGTGCGTAGTACAGCGTTTTGGCCGAATCACGACTATGAAGTCCTGCGGCCTTTTGGTTGATTGAATGCGGGTCTGTTGCTGTCTCTTTACTACCTTTGAGTACTGACTCCGCGTAGGCGCCGTTATCGTACTTGTGGAGGTAGCAAGCCAGCATTCTTAGCTCTAACGCGTCAGCGTCACAGCCGACCAGCACATGACCTTCGTCTGGTATCCAGAGCGAGCGCATCGCTTTTGATTTGTCGACTTGCGCCATGTTGGGACGCGAGTGCGACATGCGATGTGTACGAGAGCCACACGAGCGAACGTAGCCGTGCATACGGCCGTTGCGGTGCAACTTTAACCAGGCATTGTTACCGTCGGCCAACATGCCCATTTGCTTCTGCTTACGATAGTAGTCGCGGAGCAGGGCGGCTTCGGGGTAATCGAGGTCGGCAAGTGTGGACTCGTCGAGCTTCGGTCTGCCGTCGTCGGTAAAGATCGTAGGCTTCCAGCCGTATTGCTGAGACAGTCGATAGGCGACTTGCTCACGGCTACCGGGATTGAACATCTCGACTTTGCACTTGGTAAGCGGCGCCCCGGCTATGTAGCCCTGACGACGGTTGTTACCTTTGGGTGTAAAAGTCTGGTCAGTAACCCAGCGCTTTTTACCGAAGTCCCAGCGACCACGCTCAGGCTTTAGCTGCGGTTCGAAGACCTTAGACAGCGTGAGCTCAAGCTTGGCGATGTCGTCGGTTAGCTTGCATGACAGTTGCTCAGCGGCTTTTACGTCGAAGCGGAAGCCGTGATTGCTCTGTAAGGCGAGGGCGTGTTGTACCTGGTGTTCGAGCTTAATAGCGGGACGGTAGTCATTACCGTTGCGTAATAGCTTGTTGAGCTCCTTTTGCAGGTAGCGGTACAAGACCCACGTTAGCTCGACGTCGCGTTCCATGTAGGTCCGCATCTCGTGCGAGTAGCCCGACCAGTCGTGGTGGTCACCCTTGGGATAGTTGAACTGCTCGCCGTACGTCGCTAGGGCGATAGATCGTCGGCTAGGTTCTAGTAGACCAGCTACGACCATTGTGTCCCATTGTTGCTCGTAGCGGAGCGCGTCAGGGTACAGCTTGTTGATAGCTGGCATGTCGAAGCCGATCACGTTGTGACCGATGACTCTGTCAGCTTTAGACAGCCGCTCGATACCTTCAGCTAGACGTGGGAGGTCGGGGTCGTGATCTGTGTAAGTCTGGACCTTGCCGTCTTCGGCGCTTGCGATGCCTATGCACCATATCGTTGAAAGTTCGTCGAGCAGCCCGTTTGTTTCGATGTCGTAAACGAGGCTCTCTCCCATAACTACTCCGGCAACTCAGTTAGTAGTAGGTAGTCCTCGAGGGTGAGGGTGATTTTTTTCTGTGGTGATTGTTGTTTAACGAAGCCAATAAACTTGTGCATGGCGAGGACGCGAGTGCGGCGTGAGATAGAGTTCACGTCCGACGCGTTGTACGCACCCATAGCTTTCGATACCAGCTTGTAAGCCTCTTGGGCGCTTATCTCACATTGCATATTTGAGCACCTATTTCTTTCTCTATTTCAATACACAACATGCGCGTTAAGGGGTGGGTAGGTAGACCAGAACTGTCGACCTGCATTGAGTACGCGGCCATTTCAGCCGCGATGTCGCGCATGACGAGTCTGAGGACAGACTCCTTGTTCTTTTCCACTGACGCGTGGACGGCGCGCTTCACCTCGTAGGCGAGCGCTTCGGGATCAAGTTCCATATTTCCTCCTGCGTTAAAACGGAACGTCGCCTACCGGGTCGGTGGGCGTGAAGGTGTCGTCGTAGTGCAACAGCCGGCCGCGTTCGTTGCAGTAGTGCAACTTGCCGGCGGGACCGACAACACCATAGGGTCGATTCTTAAGAAGACGGAGCTGTGTGACGTTAGAGTCGTCGCCTTGCTGGTTACGCTCTGAGGCAATGACGATGTCTGCCAATTGCTCAAGGGCGCTAGAGCCGCGAAGGTCTGTGAGTGACACAGAGCCTCCGTCGTTAAAAGAGTCTTTGTTGTTGTTGCGGCGCAGGTGCGCCACGGTGATGAGACCAACACCCGTCTGTTCTACAAACAGGCGTAGGTTCGTCATCAGGTTATCAATCGCTTTCCGCTCGTCGTGGTCCTTTAGACCAGAGATGGCGAGATGGATGTGATCAAAGATAATGAAGTCACACTCAGCGCCAACAGCGAAATAGCGAAGCTTTCCAACGAGTTCATCAATGTCGGAGCATCCCCATTCTGTGTTGAAGACACACTTAGTGATGTAGTCATCAAATGACTGTTGCCATTGATCACGGCTTATTCGTTCGGGACTCTCTAGCAAGTCGGAGAGCGGGACTTGTTGGTCGATCGCGACCATCCCGGTAACTGTCTTGTTGAGGCTTTCCTCAAGCATGACCCAACCGACTTTTTGGTTGTGTTCAGCCGTCAGATAAAAGCCGATCTCACGAGCCAGTGTCGACTTACCGATACCAGAGCCGGCGCAGAGCAGTACGAGCTCACGTTTGCGTAAGCCGCGTATTGCTGCGTTTAGCTCGACGTAAGGTATGTCGAGACCTTTGGGTACACCTTTGAGTACGTCAGCGAGGCTTATGTCCTCACCGGCAATGATGCCGTCAGGTCTGTAAGGCTGAGCGCTGTAGATAGCACTCTTGAGCTCACCGTCTCGACCAGCCTTTACCATCTCGTTTGGATCTTTGAGCGGTAGCTTTGCGATCTTGGCGAGACCGGGCTTTAGGATGGCGGCGCACTCACGTGCTGCCTTTGTGCCTGGTTCGTCTTGGTCGAACAAAAAGACGACCTCCTCAAACTGTTCGATCCAATGGATCTGTTTGCGGATGGTCTTGATGGCGCCCTGTGCGCCGCTTGGGACGCTGACGACTTGCCACGTAAGGCCGGTGACCTGAGCGTAGGAAAGACAGTCGATCTCGCCTTCTGTGATGACTAGGCGTTGGCCCGGTGACCAGAGTTGCTGACCGAATAGGCCAGCCTTGTTGAGGTCGCCGGTGACGTAAAAGTCTTTGTCGGGTGTACGGACCTTCTGAGCAACGACAGCGCCTTGCTTGTCGTAGTAGGGCGCATAGTGCTTGCCCTCGTTGTCAACGGTGTAATTAAACTTGCGTAGAGTTTTTTCGAAGAGTCGCCGCTTGGGCAGGTCAACGAATGCACCACGGGTAGTAGGTGTCTGGATTTTGGTTGAATTTTTTGTTTGTTGTGGTTGGTCAGCGTCAGCGGTCTGCTCGACGCTTTTCTCGTAATGGTGACAGCTAAAACAGTAGCCGTGACCATCATCGTAGATCGCGAAGGCGTCTGAGCTCGAACACGAGACACAGGCTTCCTTGCGTATGTAGTTGGATGACATAGCCCCTCCGTCATGTGATCCAAAAGACTTTAATGCGCGTGTGCGCTTCCTCCCTTTGTCGAGCGAATCGTTTAGAAGCAAAGAGGTACTCAATCTGAACGTCGTCTTTCCAGAAGACGTCGCTAGACGTCATACAGTCGAGTGGGAGTTTGACCAGGTTGTCGATGTCGTGCCTGGGCGACTCCCTCTTTGTAGTCTTGGGTTTCGAACAGACGAACTCTAAAGCAACGATGAGACGTTCTGTGCCTAGGTAGCGCCAGTTCGGCTTGGCGTAGTTAAACCAAGTGGCCCAATCTTTTACGTATTGCTGATGACGTTTGCTGTAGTACGTACCGTAGCGACTGACCTTCGGTCGTGACGCGGGTACAGGGTCTATCGGGACGTATAGTTCTTGTGGTCCCGATAGCCCGTCAAAGTCTAATTGCATAGCTCATCCCGTATCTGACGTAGGTCGTCAGAAGCTTGTTCGGGCGTTACGTCAAACCACTCGCCGTGCAGACGGACGGAGTGGGTTTGGTCGTAAAACTTGTGAACGATGGTACGGGTGTCTTCTGAGAAGAAGACGAAGTGAAAGCGATAGTCACAGAACGGATCGCCGCAGTTGTAGTTACGTAACCGATTAACAGGGTTAACCGTTTCGCCAACTTTGCATAATTCCGCGTAACGTGGGTGACGTAGCACGTAGACGTAGCCCGGAGACTTAAGGGCTTCTATCTGCGCTTCCTCCTGCTGCGCCTCCCACGCCACGCGAAATGCTTTGCGTTGCGACGGCGTAAGGTTATTCCTCCAGACAGATTGTGTCATCCCTAACGACTGATAAATCATCGTATCTCTGCGATGACGCTCTCTGCGACCTTGGTTACTAGAAAACCTCTTCTTCGCTTGTTGTTTGGCCGACTGTAAATCCATCTTCTGGCCCTCCGAAGTCATCTGTGCCTGTAGCGCGTTTCTCGATGAGACGTACGCCGTTGAGATACAACGTCACACCTTTCTGCGGACCCACGTTGTAGGCCTTTGCAGAGCCGGCAACGCGGATTAGATCGCCGCCGTAGATCTTGACGTCGTCAGGTAGACGATTACCGCCGGAGTCCTGCATAGGTGGCTTAGACTTGGATTTAAACTTCACTTTGATCCCGCCATCTTCCAAGTTGCGTAGGGGCGACTTGTAGTCCTTGGGATCAGCGTTAGGCCATTCAGCTTGTGCTGCTTGATTGATGGCTTCCTGCAGCGCCTTGAGGGTTTCCGTTTCATCTTGTTGAAGAATCGCGGTGACCTCGTAGGCGTTGCTAGGGTAGGCCGATGTTGTGTCTGGTTTATCGAGCGACGGGTAAGCCGCCGAAAACGCAGAAGTTACGAACTTGACGTATGCCATTTTTCCTCCTGGTGGGCTTTTGGTCATACGGTCAACGTTTCAGTCACACACCTGCGACTGGTTCGTCAGACAACCCGTTTTCGTCGACAGGGTCGTTGTAGTCCATGTCAGTGATCTCTTCGGGCTCAGACGGCTTGGTAGCAACTGAGTCGAGTAGCTTGGTGACTTCATACTTGACGTCGTAGGCGGGGTCACCGTCAGCCGGGTTGTAGACTGCACGACAGATCATACGGCCGGCCTTATCAAACGCTATGTCGCCGCGCTTCATTGAGTCTGGATCGACCGTAGTGATGACTGTGCACTTTCTATCTACGTGAAAGAAAATACCTACGTGCTTACCGCCTTTAGCTGTTTGTTTAATAGTCTTCATTATCGACAACTCCTGTAGTTGTAGTTACGAAAAAAAGTAGGTGGCATTGATGAGCTCGTTCGCTACATCAAGGTCGCCTTGCTTCGGTGGGTCGCTTAGGTGTGCATCGTCTGGTAGCACAGCGACCTGTAGTGGATGAAAGTGTTCGGCAATCCAGTTGCCGCTAAAGAGCTCTACACCGACCTCACGGATGATTTGATTTAGTCTGCCAAGGTGACACGCATGGACAGCGTAAGAGTCGTGTACAAAGGCCATCTCAGTGATGCCTTCAGCGGCGAGACGGTTAGCAACCATCCGACACATCGTGGCATCGAGTGAGTGGACTATGTTAGGCGCCGCAGCGCCGGCCATCTTAGAAGGTTGGATTTTGTCTGTTGGACGACGTAGTCGACGCATCCAGTTATCGAAGGTCCGTACCGGGGTGTCCTTTAGCACCACATACTTCTGTTCGACCAGGCACCCGTCAGGTGTCTTCCACGTGAGACTACGTTGTTGTTTCGCTAGGACCGTAGCGACCTCACGGAAGTAGTCCATGATCTTTACGGCTTCAACAACAACAGCAACCCTTGCTTCAACTATCCAATCACGCATGTAACCCGCCAACTTGTGACGGGCTTGTATTGGCGTGAGGCCTTCAAACTCACTGGTATCAGGCACCGGTAGCCCGTCGCAGTGACGATCGGCTACTAATTGCTCCCTTATACCTTCACGCGTTACGCCGTAGGCGGTCGTCATGACCGCTCGTTTAACGACCTTGCGCGCTTTGTTTTCGTGGGCCATGACCGTATTCCATGTCGAGGCGATCGCCTTCAGTTCCCCAGAGGACGTGTCGTCCGACAATATGGAAGAGATTATTGACTGCACGGATCGAGCGACCTCGATGTAGAGGTCTTTCCTTGTCGGCGCAGACGTGCAGTTCGTCTTCTCCGCACCGACCAAATCCTTTCCCAAGAGAGACAAAATCTGTAATCCGTTACACGTACCGTCGACAGCGATCGGTATATGACTAATAAAGGACGTAGGGTCCGATGAGCGTAGGGCGCGCATCAGTTCCATAGCGACCGCATAAAACGAAGCGGGTTCGTCCGCTTGGGCGCACAGTCGCAGGGCGACCGTATCGTCGTCGAAGTTGACGATCTCGTCTTCGAGGTCTTCGATAAAACGCATACGCTCAACGAGAGACAGCTTGTCCTTACCGAAACAGTTAGCCGCGTGGATCTTAAGCGCGTTGAGGCCGTTCTCACCTAGCGGTGTACCGTTATAAAAACGAATCAGTGCCTTACTGATATCGTCGCCCTGGTTGGTGAGCATTTGGTTTGACGGATAGAGTCGCCCTCTAAAGTCAAAGCTGTGCGGTTGCCAGAAGGGCTGACCCATGAGCTCTTGGGCGTGAAGCATCTGTCGACGGAAGGTGATTGCCTTAGAGTTTTGTGAGACGTAGCGAGCGCTTTCGTCTTGGAACTCCTGTCGAGCGGCTGCTTGCTCTTTCTCTTGTAAGGTCTCCCACAATTCCTTTGGTAGCCGTTGAGGCTTCTGTAAAGGTATCTGAGGCGCAAGTTGCGGGTTGCGCAACAAGAAATTGTAGACCTCTTCATTGATGTCCCATGCGGTTCGCTGGATTGTGTTGAGCGCCGCAATCGCGTCTTTGGACGGTGTCAGCTTATGAGGGTGCCACTCTGTTCTATATATAGAGTGGTGAACCATGTAGTAGCCACCTTCGAGACGTCCGGTCTCTTCATTAATAGACCAGTCACGTGGCGGTACCCGCATAGGCTTTTTGACGGGTGACGTTGCGGCCGCTAGGGCGTGTAGTGATTCGACGTCATCGAGGAAGTCGTCTGTCCAATAGACAACCTGCGATTCCGCTTTGCCGCGACTACCTGTTTGGCGCAACTCAATCACGTTAGGGTGCGTGATCATGAAAGAGTCGATAAGGACAGCGCCTAGGCTTAAGCAAACCTTTTTACGCTCCCACATCTCCTCCATCTCTAGTGATTCTTTGAGACGTTTTTCTAAATTGGTGATGAAGCGCTTGTGTTGAACCTTAGAGGACAGCACGTGAGCGTTTCGCTTGAGGAAACGAGTCGCAAACTTTTTGTCCGCAGAGACCCAGCGTTCGAATCGTATCTGATTAGTGAAGGCGACACCCATCGCAATCGCGACCTGTTGGTATGTTGGCGCCTTAGAGCCGGATAGTTGTTGCATTAGTGACGTCACGACTGTGATGGCGCCCTGTAGCGGATCGGCCATCGGTATCATGCGTTGCCAATCTTGCTTTTGGCCCGGCTGTAATAGTTTAGCTTCGGCTGCTTCTTGTCGAGATTTGATTGCTTCTGCCAGTGGGTGTGCAAGATCAAACAACAAACGCTGTCCAATCTTAGTGTCTTGCAAATCGAGTTTCTCAATGCTCTCCATGTATGCCTGTTCAGCTTCGCTATACATCTTAGCTTCCCAAAGGCATTCGACTAACTCGAAGTTATTGGTGTCAGTACTCATAAACAGTAACCCCCTGCGCTACTTCTACTTCTACTTCTACTTATTGTTGATGTTGGTTGATGTTGAAAGCAGTCCTTACGTACTCACAGTACCGTCTAGTACTGTACAGTTACCTCCTTAAGTAACCTTTTGGCAGACTTCTTCTTACGGTCAACGTTTCAGTCAACGGCTGTATCCAAACATCCTGTAGCGCTTCTGCACAACCCCCTTGTTACAAAAAAAATACATCAAGCGACTACGGTGTCGTTTTATGCGGCAGGTGGGCTGTCACAATTTCACGAATGTGACAAAACTGATTTATTTTATTTAAGACTCTCTATAGCACGTTGTGATATCTGCATTTGTGACATAACATTATGGCATCGCGCTGCTGCGGGGAGGAAGCTGTAGCCATGAATGTCGAAAAGAAAACGAACGGTAATCGAGTTACCAAAACGACCCAAGAAAGACGAAAGCGTCTTGGGTCAATTATAAAAGACCAGAGGTCTGCACAAGGACTCACACAAGCCCAGTTTGCTCAACTAGTCGGTCAAGAATATTTCACTATGATCAGTCAGGTTGAGCAGGGTCACGTACGAGTCCCTCCACACGACACTGAACTATGGGCGCGTATTCTAGGCGTCGACACAAAGGCGTTTGCTCAAGAGTGCGTTAAGGCGTACGAGAGCCTTGAGTACTACAACGCTATCTTCGGCCACAACGCTGAAGGGCCACTTACTGGTAAAAAGTAAGTAAACGGTCACAGATTGGTCACACGGGTCTGTAACTTATTGTTTTTACAATTAGTTCAATTCCGGCCCCGGGGACCACTGCCTCAATAGCATTTAATAGCGTTAAATACCAAACTGTATATAAAACAGTAGCTTATGGATTTACGCTTCTCTCCTTAAATACTTTTTAGTAGTCTTAAATACGCCGTTCCAGTATCAAGTGGTCACAAAATGGTCACAGAAATGGTCACAAGTCGGCAGGAGGAAAAACATGTCAGGGACAGTTGTAAAGCGAGGCGACCGCTTCCTAGCTAGGGTGCGAGTAAACGGACAGCGTTTGAACAAGACGCACAACACAAAGCGTGACGCGAAACAGTGGATCGCCCAGGTATTAGCAAACCCAGAGGCGCCCGGTAGCGAGCACACTTTAAACGATTTAGCACAGCGCTATCTTCGTGAGTACATACCAAAAATGCGGTCGCCGCGGACACCGACAAATCGCATAACCTACTACCAGCGCACACACCCCGATCTGTTTGCAAAGAAGCTGCACGAGGTCACTAGAGAGGATCTCGAAGACCTGATCGACGAGCGGCTAACTATAGTAAAAAGCAGTAGTGTGAACCGTGACCTCAATGTGCTCAGTTCTATGTTCGCCCAGGGCCGAAGATGGCGCATGATGACCAATGAGCCATTCAAAGATTTACGCCGTCCCAGCGACCCGCCTCCACGAGATCGTAGAGTAACTGAGGAAGAGATTGAGCTCATCCTGGTAGCGTTGGATTACTCGCCTGACTACGCGCCGACAGAGGTTCGTATGAGGGTCGCTGTGGCATTTCTGTTTGCCATAGAGACAGCTATGAGACTTGGTGAGTTGTGTCAGATTCGACGCGAGCATGTGTATGACAAGTACGTACACCTACCAGCCAACACAACAAAAACAAATGTAGCTAGAAACGTTCCGTTAAGCGGTGAGGCTCGTAAGCTGATCAAGCGACTAGATGGTGTCACCGGCGAGTTACTGTTTGACCTTGACCGTGACAGCGCCAGTAAACTTTTTTCAAAAGGCGTAAAAAAAGCGGGTGTCGAGAACCTTACGTTCCACGATACCCGCCATGAAGCGACAACCCGGTTAGCCCAAAAGTTGCCTGTGCTGGACCTAGCACGGGTAACAGGCCATCGTGACTTGAAGCAACTGATGACCTATTACAATAAAGATGCGAGAGAGCTCGCCGACCTCCTATGAGTTACAAGCCCACTCAATGACTTCCCGCGCTATCCAGCGCCGCCCGTTCACACGGGCTTTTGGGAAGTTGTGTTTCTTAGACACGTAGTCAACGAAACGTTTACGACTAAACCCTAAATACTCCGCACAGGCCGAAGCGTCCCACAGGATGTGTTCATCTTTGACCTGACGAGCGACAGCTTCACTCAACTGCATCACTAGCTCCCCCTACATACAATCGCAAATGCGCGGCAACAGATCGGTAGATATAGAGCGGTATGTCTCTTCTACCTGACTTCCAAGCACAATATGAGCCGGTGTAGTTCACCCCCAGAAGGCGAGCCGCCGCGACAGGCCCACCTACGAAGCCCTCAAGAGCCTCTAACTTTTCTACCGCATCAACCAAAATTTACTCCTTCTGGTTTCCAGTTCTCGTAAATTTGTTTCGCCTGTTTACCCATACCCTGCTCTTGTAACGACAACATGCACTCTCTAATCAAATTGATCTGCTCGTTTCCCTTTTTCCAAACCCTTTGGTCATCAGAAAATGAGTAGTACCAATCATGAGCAGCGCATAAATCTCTCAGATGATCTAACGTGAATACAGACATGATTCCTCCTCCAATAGATATGTCTATCGGTGATTGTTATATAGGAGTTTACTATAGTCAATCGGGACACATGATTTCTGCTAGTCTAATTGCTCTTCCTTTGACCTGACCTGCCCACTTTGACGACAGCATCTGCTTCTTAGCTTCTTGCATGTCGCCATCGAGGATGGCCTGTCGTAGTAGCTTGAAGCTACGAAGGCGGTGTGATCCTAAGTTAAACGCCATGTTTATGAGCACGGCTTGTCGCTCTGGCGACAATGAGTCGAACTCGACTTCCCCCAGGTACTTTCGAGCATCGTCGTAGGCAGACTGTAAGTCTGTCTTTAGCATCACCTCAGCTTCTGCTTCAGTGATACCGTTGATGCCTATAGCCCTGCCGTAGCCAATTGTGAGCACGTCTGCTGTGCAGTGGTACGGCATGAGTGAAAGGCCTTCATCGACCTTTATCTGTTCGGTCGCTATTTCTATTGCTTCTACCATCGTTCAATCAGATCCATTTTGTAACGTATGAAATTGTCCGCTCCATACTCCACAGACGGGCCGTCAGTGTTTAAAGAACATTTAAGGGTAGGGGCGTAGGTAGCTGCCGTTGCTAACGACACGGTCCCGGTATCGCGAGCCGGGGGATCGACGATTGGTGTCGAGCCGTCTAGCCCTAGGTACTGCATAAGCTGGTTGTTGAGCGTCGAGCTACTTCGGTTGTAGTACTCACCGATGCGTAGCGACGTGTCGGTGTACGCTGAGTCGTCTCTCAACAGCGGCATACGGAACGCAAAGATAGTGTGCCGGCCGTCGATTAGTCGGAAGAACTCGATGAACGTCTCGTAGTCCTGACGCGAGAGGACAGGGTAGGTGACACTCATCTCAATTCGAACACCGCCGACGCTGCGTGTCTGCCGGCGCATGGATCTAGCGTCAGCGACAAGCGTCGTCCGGGCGTGTCGGATTTTGAATGATTCTGGTTTGATGGTTGTTGGAAAAAGCTGGTACGGCCCGTCGCCGTTTTGGAATGTATAAGTTGCCACTATTCACCCCCTAGTGGATTAAGACTATCTATAGCGCGCCACATGTCATTCACCTCTGTCTGATACTTTCTGAGGTCTTCCTCGATAGATTCGAGTTCCTTGAGCTTGCCTTCGACGCGTAGCTGAGTTTCGGATGCAAGCTTTTCTGTTTCAGCTTGCCTGGTCATGAGCTCGTTTAGTTGGCTTTGTTTATCGAGGATGTTTTCAAGCGTGCCGCCAAGCGTTGCCAGTTTGCCTTGTAGATTCGCTACGTCAGCCGCTGTCATCGACTGCTCCATCGACGCGATGCGCTTCTCCATCTCTTGCAATCTCTGTGCGTTGCTTGCACGTAGATCATCGAACCGGGCGTTTAGCGTGTCGGCCCCTGCGGCGACTGCGTCGACTGACGACGTCTGCGCTTCGAGGTCGCTCATAAACGTGCTGAACTGATAAATCCCTCCTGCGATCGTTGACGCAAATCCCAGAACGACCATAATGACGACACCGCGCAGTCTGACGTCGCCTACGGTAAGTTCCATGTCTTCAATACCCATTGAAACACTCCTGTTGCTCTTCTGGAGTTGGTAACCACCAACAAGGGCCCTCCGGTGAGGTGTAGTGAAAAAGCGAATCAGCACCGTCTTGTATAATCACCGCTGAGTCTTTGAAGTAACCCGAGACGTTGAGCGCAACGAGTGATGACTGTTCACCACTGTTCCATTCAATTGTCATTTGCCCGGTTGCGCCGTCGAAGTAGCTCTTAGTCGCTTCGGCGTAGGTGACGTTAAGTTGGTAGGCAGCGTCGTTGGCCTCGTCTAATAAAGACTGATCGTTTGCAATAGCTGTGTAGGCCGCTGCAGTAATAGCGGCGTCCTCTACGTCTTGTAGTGCGGAGTTGAACGCTTCGCGCTCACTTTCATCAAGGAGCACGTCCGTCTCATCCATGTAATCTTGTAGCGCAATGCTTTCACGAGCGTCCGGGGCATCTGCTGCTTCTTGAGCTCGTATGTTCGTCTCTGTGATCGTGACAACTGCGACGGCCGCGTCGACGAACGCGTCGATGCGTTGTCCGAGGGTATCTAGGGCCTGTTGGCTTTGCTGTTCGAAGTACTCGTTAGAGTTAGGATTCCAAGTGTATACCTGGGCTTTGAAGTTTTGGACGCTTGCGTTGTAGGCGTCTGCTTGTGCTTTTGTGATCATGCCAGGATCAGTGATCCCAGCTTGCGCGATCCCGGTGCCAAGATGCGCGTTATGGGCTAGACCGCCGACAGCTTTGATTGAGTAGTCAAACGTTGTCCTAATCGACTGACTCGTTGTTATCAGATCGTCTATCGGAGTTGCTTTGCTTAGTGGTGCGATAACGGTCGCTAAGGCTACCGCTAGAAGCTTCGTCTTCATTGGACGTACTCCCGGCCAACAAGGCCTCGTAGAAGGTTCGGTTTTCCTCGAATTCTGGAATGAAGATTTCGGGTGCTTTTTTGATGTGCGCTAGAGCTGCGCGTCCTACCAACAACCGACCGCCTGACGAGACCGGACACACCATGCCGCTAGTCAATAGGGCCCTATAGACCTTGGGGTCGAGGCAGAGGGTCGCTACTGCCGGGACTTTCAAACCGAGGGCCGCGAGCTCGCGCGCCATTAATCTCAGCGAGCAGCCTTCATCAACCATCCAAGAACCGCCTGAGACGCCCATGCCGATTAGCTGTACGCCCCCGGTGTAAGACTTCAGACATGACTGGTTATTCATGCCCATTAGTGACGGAGCGATGGCACTGTTGGCCGGAAGAGGTCTTCCGCTACCGGCGCCTTGGTTAACGACTGTGTCACCATTGTTGCTGTTGATTGTTGCTAGGTCGCCTGAGTTCTCTACGTCGCCGCCTTCGGGCGTACCACGCATGTTGTCAGGCATCTCTATTTCGTTCTGCGCTTCGGCTGTAAGAGCAATAAAGAACAGAAATGAAATTACTATCCACGCTGTCAGTTGATAGCGCATGATTCCTCCAGATAAAAAAAACGCCCCAGAGGGGCGCTTAGTACTTAGTGAGCGGTGGGATCATCAGGGTTGAGCGGTTGCTCGCCTGGTATCAGTTCCCCCTCTACCGGGGCGGTGGGTTCTTCACCGTCCGGTTGCTCGTTCTCAGCTTTTATAGTCAAGAGCTCCGCTTCAAGCTGGCTAATCCGCATAGCCTGATTTGCGTTTTGACGAGCCAAAGACTCAAGCTGCTGTGCAATAAAGTAGTCCTGCCGACTTACCTGTTTTTGCTCACTCATTTATGCCTCCTGGTTAAGTGCGCTATATGAACAATATATATCTAAAAGTACTGTAGTTAAAGGGTTTTTAAGTACCAACGGTCAGGTTTAACAAAGTAAGAACCGGGGCGACCTCTTGTGTATTTTCGGTCAAAGGTTTTCCTATTGCGTCAGCCTGTTGTCGGTTTAGTGCGTGAGTGTGCACAGGCGTATTAGTACCTGCTAACTCAAGAGTCCAGCTAGTAATTCCTATCTCTGCCCAATAGGCGTTGCGAGCATTACGGTAGTCCTCGCTGTATAGATAAGCCTTACTGTCGTTTGCGTCGGGCTTTACTAGACCCAACACCCACTGAGCTGTCGTACCGTCCTTGACGCCGGCATTTAGTAGCAAGACGCCGTCATCGTCAGCAACTCGCCACAGGAACCCTTCAGTGAGCATGCGGTCGTAACCTGCCCGGATGTGTTCCTTTTTTTGTGAATCCGTTAAATCACCGTATAGGTGCCACGGGTAGCTACCGGCGTTTAGTGACGGCAAAGAAGCTGCGAATAAAGCGTCAAATTCGTTGTCGTCGATGGTTGTTACTGTTTGAAAAGTAATCATTGGAAGAACACCGTAGTTGATCCTGATGTACCGATGACATGAGAGCCGACACTCCACGTCCACGTCGTTTCATTGGTTGAGCTGTTATAAGCGTGACCAGATCCGCTTGTCGCGTAGGTGTTACCGTTAATCAATATGGAGCTGAAAAACGTTCTTGCCCTGTTACCGCTGAAAATGACAAACAGTGTGTATGTAGATTTCGACTGAAACGTGTAGATGCCTCGTATTGCCACGCTGTTGTAGGACGTAGGCGAAACAGACCCAAATTGGCTTATGCGGAAGCCGTAGCTTGCGCCTGAGTTACCTATGGTCAGCGATACAGAGGTAGACGCCGTAGCGCCGTAAAAGTCAGAGAGGCTAATAGCTATACCGTAGCCTCCTGTCCCAGACGTACGGTTGGCCGCATACTCGTACATAGTAATCGGATGCGACCCGCCAAACTCGTCTTGCAAGTCTTGAAACGAAATCGCACCCGAGGTCTGTAGGGCCACGGATTAGCTCCAAATAGCGCCGCAGATATCCTGCACAAGCTGATCTTCGCCTGTTACGTCTGTCGCCGTTGCGTTGTCTTCGTCAGAATACCGCTCAAGATGCTTAACGCGTGTCGCTACTACTGGAAGATCGTTGTCATTTGGATCGTCCATTGAATCCTCGTAAACAACCATTACAGTCGGGTTGCCTGAGTTAAGGGTATCCGCCGCGCTTGAGTCTGTCGCTGGGTATACCTCTACGCGCTGTACACTAGTCGTCTTTGTGATTGCCATTTTCAAGTTCCTCTATTCGTTGAGTAAGGGATTGGATTTTGTCATCAGCTTCTTTCAAAGCCTGTATGCACAGTGAGACTAAGTTGCCGTACGCAACTGTCTTTGTGTCGTTAAGTTCGTCGTACTCAACGACTTCTGGTAGCACTTGCTCAACTTCTTGAGCTATGACGCCAGCGTGTCGCTTTTCTGTGTCTTCTAAATCATTACGAGTAAACGTTACGCCGCGTATTTTCCGAATTTTTCGTAAAGCCTCAGGGATTACCTCAATATTTTCTTTAAGCTTTATGTCGGAAAATGCTGTGACATTACCGGAAGCAACGGAATTACCGGCTTCGTCTACGTGCCATCTATCGCCAATGGCGTTGAAATGAATAACGAACCGAGAAGTAGTGCTAGTCGCGTCATGGACAAGCCAAGGGTAATGCGAATCGACCGATGTATTTCGCATTCCGAAGACGTATCGCTGCGAGCTTTGAGCGTATAGAGGATAATTTCCAACACCCGCACTACCGATCGCTATTCGGCCATTTGTGTACAAGCCTCCGTCATTTATTACGACTCGCTCCTGCCAACCACTAGCGTAGGTATAGAACCTCGTGACGTTGTCAGCGTATAGCTTAATTTCGGTTCCACCGCTAATAAACGACTGGTTGGTAGCTCCACCAAAGTGCAGGTTTGAGCTAGACGAAAGAATAAAGCTTCCCGACTCAACTCGTGTATTTGTATCCCCCTTGCCGATACTAAATAGAACCGAACTCAAGTCTTCATTGTTGTAGAAGCGAATACCGCCGTAACCGGGTTGAGCACCCATGCGGATGCCTGTGTGCCATCGGAGATCTAGCTTGGTGTAGTTGCCACCGTAGTTCTCCATGTTGGTGCCAATGTAGTAGTTGCCAGTTGCGTCGGAGTTACCACCGCCAAACAAAAGCTTGGTTGACGACACAGCGTTGTATGCGTTGCTTGAAGTAGTACCGCCAATTTGAAAGCGAATGTCGTTTGAAATGACGCGGTCAGAATGTAGCGTGAGTTTAGTGGTGTCAGCCCGTTGAAACTCGACCTCGTGCCCTGAACTCGTGCCAAACTTGATTGAACTGTGGCCCGTGTGCGCGTACCAGTGCGAACGCATACTGTTGGCTTCTTGCGACACTTCAATTTTTGCGTGGACACTATCCGCAACGTTAAGTCTCGCCGACCAACTCCCATCGTCGGTTGCGTACCCTGCCGACGTAGCGCGTCCAATGTGCATGAACTTTTTAAACTGACTGGAGCCGTCACGATTCAGGGCGATGTTTTTAGTGGTGCCGCTGTAGACGGCAATGGTCGTCGCCGAACTACCGCTAGTCGTACCGTAGTTGAAGCCAAACTCGCCTTGGTTGTCAGAGCTAAATCGACTGTAGTTGTTGCCACCCAAGTACAACGACGTGCCTGCCGTGTACAGCGTCGTAGAATTCATTTGCAGCAGGTTGCTTGTCCCGCCAGCGTTGCGGAAGTAGTAGACGTTGGCGTTGTTGTAGATAGAGTTATCGTTGCCAAGCCAAAGCTTCGTCGTGCCGCTTGCGTCTCCGTACTCCATCCACGTAGAACCGCGCTTTACTGCACGATTGCTTTTCACGTACAAGTCGCCACTAACCAAGTTTAGGTTGTAGCTTGCGTCCAGCGTCATTTGCGCTGTGGTCTGCGCGTTTGGATAGAAATTTATGGTGCCCTGCGAGGCAACGTGGCTGGCGAATGGGAAGGTATCGCTGATGACTTCATCGACACCGTTAAGCGTGGTCGCCATGTCGACATCCCAGTCGTTGTAATACTCGTCAACATCTGAGCGGAACGAAACCTGTACCGATCGCCCCACAACGCAAGGGTAGCTCCAGGTCGAGTTTGTTTCGCCGATTGCGACGTACTTGCGGCCAGCGTCATAACCAAAACGAACGGTGAACTTTTTGTCCACCTTCTTGGCAAAAACCATCGCGGTACAGTTGTACCAATAATTACTGACAGAGTTTGAGCGGTAGTTGTAACCGCTAACGTAGACGCTGATTGTCTCTTCTGTTGTGTAGTCGTAAATATCGACCCAGAAGGTAATCATGTCGTCGTCGTCGTCAACGATGTCGGGCAACTCGACCTTAATTGCGCCAGTCTGCGCACCATCTAGACGGAACTGCGTGACATAGGGGATGTACCCCATGTAGCTGTCACCTTCGTAAATGATGTTGCCGACGTTTTCGTCTACCTTGAGAACGCCTTTTAAGACTGGGTTGTCGCGGATTTCACCAATGTTTCGCAGATTCCTAGCCGTATCTAGCACCCCAGTGCCGCGCACAGAAAGCACGTAGCCACTAGGTGCAGTGTGATCATTGTTTGCGTAAAGGTTAAGGCGACCGTCCGAAGATAAACGGGCAATGCCTAAGTCGCTGCTGTTGCGAAACTGAAAATCGCCGCCTGTTCGGTAATACGTGTGGCCGTTAGGTGCGAAATAAAAGCGTTCTTTGCCATCTGTTGTTTGATGCCAAACGTCCGTTTTGAATCTCGCTCCAGTCGTGTTACCCATTAGCGAGACGTTGTTCACCTCTCGCGACGAGTTGATAACGCCCGTGCCGTTCATGAAGAACGAACCTGAACGTAAGTCCATGCCTGTGCTTTGAACTCGTAGCCGCTCTCCTTGAGCTGCATATAAGCGAACAAGGTCGTTTGCAGGATCAAGATAAACAAGATTGTCCCAGCTTGAACCCGTGCCCGTAGCCCATCCAAAGCCGCCGCTATCGTGGTAACTGTACATTTTCAGCGATCCAGTGCCGCCGATCTGTACGCTGTTTGTGCCGCTAGAGTCAATGTCTAGCGCATAGGTGGCTGGCGCGGTTGTGTCTGACTCGCCGTATCCGACGCGGATTCTGTTCGCGACTGTTAAAAGTCCATTAGTGGTAAGCGCCATCGCGCCCTGGCTTTGGTCGTGAACACTATCGCCCCACCAAAAACCACGGTCGTTTTCATTGTTGAACTGGAACGTCATGGCCCAGTCATTCAGACCGCCAAACGTAATAGCAGACTGCATCCCAATCGCGTAAGTCGTGTCCGTTCCGTACAAGCCAAACTTAGTACGAGAGCTACCAAGCTTTGCGGAAATTGGCCCTTCTACTAATAAGCCGTTTGTTGGGACGGTGGTATTCTGCAACCCTGAGCCAATACTGACGCCGCCGTGTGCGTGTATTCTTTTTTCAGAGTTACTACTCGAACCGCCGCCGCCGAATGACCATGTATCAGTAGCACCGTAGTACCAAATGAAATCACTGCCGCCAGAGTCTTTGAACTCAATTCCTGACCACGTATTGGTACCTTCTAACCTTAACAGTGCGTCGTTGCTTCCCTTAATGTTTAAGGGTCGTACTAGGTTTGGCGTTGTCTGACTGTAATCGCCAATACCTACAAACCCGTTTGCACCAAAAACAGTAATTCCGTTAGTCGGACGACTTATGCTTGCTGGTTCGCCGTCGTAAGCAGTGGCGATGTGAATCCGTCCGCGAGTACCGTGCTTGTGCCAGATGCGTAACTCTGCATCGCCGTCATCGTGCTGACGTATGCCTGAGTGCCAATCATTTTGCGTACCAAAGACAATAGACCCTTCGTATGCTCCGTTTTGCACGTTCAACTTCGGGCTGGTTATAGCGCCCGATGTGATCGCGCCTAGCGTTGCGTTACCGTTCTCATTAATGCGTACAGTGCCGTCGACATATAAATGGCCTGAACTAATGTTAAGATGCTCGCCGACAACGAGGTCGTAACTTGTGCTCGCGGTAGTACCAATTCCTGCGCGATAGGGGATAGCCACACTGTAGTTGGTATCCCATGTAAGGACGCGGACGGATTCCATTGCGAGGAAGCCCGTATTACTAGTTCCAACACCCATCCCGACCCACTTGCCTGACGATGTTCCGCCTGACCTGCCGAGTCGTATATCCGCCGCATTTTGAACGCTACTCCAAACAACGTGCGGGCGGCGAAACATAATGCCCTCAGAAGAGTCGCCACCTAAGACGCCATACTTTGGAGCATCTCCCCACTCAGTCGTTGATTGGAAGGTAACAGCGTCCCAGCTACCGTTTGCGGTTGTGGCGTGTAAACGGAAATTAGCGTCGTTAGTACCCTCGAAGGTTTGCAGTGCGCTGTACGTGTTCGCTGTGCTAGTAGAAATATACCCAGCCGTTGAGTGATCGCCCCAGCCGTATGCTGTGTTCCAGTTGGTAATGTTTGTTGATGTAAAGTCACCAGCATCCCATATACGGTTGCCGTCGATTTTCACATCGCCTGCTGTATCTAAATCAATGCTAAGTTTTTTCTGACCCGCACCAATAAAGTTGATTTCGTTTGGACTACCTGACCACTGTATGCCCCATTGATTTGCGGCTGAACTTGCTGATGGGTAATATTGACCAGAGATACCCCAGATGTCGTGAGTGCCAGACGTATCGCTTGTCGTCCGAGCATAAAAGCCTTCTGCAAGTATTGGCTTTGTTGTTGATCCTGTGGGAAAGGTAACTCGACCTGTTAGTGTGCCGCCAGCGAGAGGCAAGTGACCGACTTGGCTGTAGGTGTAGGCTGTATTCCAGTTGTTTACGTCTGACTGACTGAAATTATTGTCATCCCAAACACGCCGCCATGTCGGTGCCGCTGTATTTGTAGCTGTCCAGCCATAATAAAAATCATTGCCCGTATAATTCATGAGAAGCGCGGCAGTGCCGCCACCTGTATCGCGCTTCGCCATGACATTGTAGAGCCAATACTGCGCCGCTTTCGGCGTACCCACTACTGACGAGTTTGTCTGTGTACCCCTCATCATGGTCTGGTAGCCGCCGACTTTGCTGTAGTCACCTACTGCCGTAAAGCTAACCAAGCTATGTGCCGTAAGGCCAATACGAGTATTATTTATTCGCGAATAAGCGGTGTTGGCATTCGTTGAGCTACCGCCTGACCATGTGACTGTGCCACTGCTAGTAATATTTCCAGATGAGATCGTGCCGATATTGACGAGATTCCTCGTCGAGCCTTGGATTACCTGTGTGGTTCCAACATAAAAGCCTAGCGAGGTCGAACCGTTGCCCGCCGTAACTGAGCCACTGGATGTGATTTGACCTGAGTTAATAACGCCAAGAGTCGCATTTCCGTTCTCATTAATACGAACAGTGCCATCTAGGTACAAGTGACCCTGCTCGATCTCAAAGTGTTCACCGACCACAAGGTCTTTGCCTGAGTCTGCTGTGGTGCCGATACCGATATTCGTGTTAGTTGTAGCGCCTCGCCCTGTAACCGTCGCAAGGGTGTCAGCCTCAGCCGTGAGATAGCCAGAGAGGTCTGCGCTTGTTAAATACGTGTTGTTTGAGTCGAACTTGACGGTTCCGCCAGCGACAAGGCGTATACGGTTATCGTTAAAACGAATGTAAGTATCCGCATCATCATAGTGATAAATGTAGCTTTTTAGGTGCAGCGCATAATTGTCTAAATCAATGAATGCCGCTTCGTCAACGTCACCATGATTTACGAATTCGGTCTGATTTACTCTGCCGAATGATATGCGTCTATTGGCCTGATTAGGCCCGTAAATCATCGTCGCCCAATCGCCACTGGTGCCGTTAGTATTCCAGAGCATCATTCCGTAG